GGACAGGGCGACCGCGGCGCCGGTCTGGACGCTGTATCGGGCCTTGGACATGGGATGTCTCCTACCGCTCTCAGATGACCCGGACCATGCGGGCCTTGGGCCCGTACTGCTTGCTCAGCAACGCCCGCAGGCTGGGTGCAGCGTCGAGCGCCGTCGACGCCGAGGCGTACGCCACCGCGTAGTCGTCGATAGATTCGCGGATGGTGCCATCGGGGGTGGTGAACAGCCCCCGCGCCAGGCTCAGGACCGCGCCGCGCCCCAACTGCAGCAGCTGGTCGCCGGTCGCGAGGCCGTGCGTGAAGGTTGGGACCACCGTGGACGGCTCACCGCAGTAGGTCTGCCAGCCGCAGCCACGCCACAGCCGGTTCCCGACCAGCCGGTAGGTGGCCGGGCCGGACCCGGCCGCGCCGGCCGTGAGCGTGACGCCGTCCAGCGTGACCGACGCCACCGACACGACCGGGATCTGCGGCAGGCGCAGCCACTGCTCCGTCGTGCCCGGCAGCGTCAGCACGTCCCCGGCCACGCGCACGATGCGCTGCCCGCCCGCGGCGGCCTGGACGACGCCCGTGCATACCTCTATGGCCAGCGTCGCGCTGGCCGTGTTGATCGTGAGGACGTCGCGCTGCAGCAGGGAAGCGAGGTCCGCGACGGTCGCCAGCATGTCGGCCATGAGAACCCCGCCCCCTTGTCGATCAGGTCAGGACGACGTACGGCGCGAACTGCGCGACCGTCGGCGTCGCGATGGTGGACGGGGCCGTCGTGGTCAGCGCCGAGCCTGAGGTCTGGGCCAGATTCCGCTCGCCGGCGACGATCGGGGCGACGGCGACCGAGCCGAGCAGCGTCGGAGGCGTGGTGGCCTTGACGTGGATGGCCACCCAGTAGACGCCCGTGGTCCGGATCGTCTGCGCGGTGGCCAGCGGGAGCGTCTTGGTGGTGCTTGCCGCCCACGCGGCAGTCAGCTGGTCGGCGGTCTGCGCGAGCAGCGCCGGGGTGGCCGCGTTGTCGTACAGCGCGAACCACCAGTTCGTCGGCGTGCCGGCCGCGGTGGCGCCGGAGCGCGCCGAGATGTTCGTGACGACGTCGCCGGCAGCCAGGAACACCGGCACGCTCGTCATGACCTGGGTGGTCAATGCGACGTTGCCGGTGTCCGACGCCGAGTCGTACAGGCCGACACGGGGCTGACTCGAGCGGAAAAAGGTGGTCGGGGTCGACGGCATCGAGGCGGCGTAGGCCGCGAGCGCGTCCCGCGGGCTGCCCTGGAAAAGGCCGAGCTGGGTCATTGCGGAATCTCCTTGGCGGCGTAGTGGTCGACCAGCTGGTCGCGGGACATGGTGGCCACCTGCTCGGCCGGCAGGTCGCCAGCGGCGGTCGCGTACGCCCGCCAGGCCTCGGTGCTGGCGGACTTCTTCGGCATGCCGTCCGGCTCGGCTTCCTCCGGCGGCTGCTCGACGAGCTCTTCGACGCCGTAGCCGCGCGCCCGGGCGTAGTCCAGCTCGGCCACGTGTTCGTCGCCGGCGAGCGCCTCGCCGTTGGTGAAGACCAGTCGCCCGAGCCGGCCGGAGTGATCGGCGACGGGGCTGGTGACGCGGTACCGCATCACTGCACCGTGATGTTCCGGTACACGGCGGCGGCCTTGGTGTTCTTGAGCACCATGGTCACCGGGCCCATCTCGACCTCGCCGCTCTTGAGGGCGCCGACTGTGGAGAAGTCCGGCATGATCGTGTTCAGCAGCGGCGAGTTGGCGACCGAGGCGCCGTGGAAGGCGTCCAGGCCGAACGTGACCGCGTAGATGGCGGTGGCGTTCGCGGTGATCGGGATGATCGGCGACGCCCCGTCGGCGCGGTCGCCGAGGTCGACGAGCACCCAGTCGCCGTACATCGTGATCTGCCGCCCGAGCTCGTCCTTCTCCGAGGTGGCCAGACTCGCCCAGCGGGCCAGCGCCTTGAGCCGCATGACCGACTTGGTGTTGCCGAGGATCGCCTTGCGGCCAGGCGGCAGCGCGCCCGGAGCGCCCTGGTCGCCGGAGCCGACGTGGCTCGGCACCAGCCGCGACAGCCACTCGTCCAGCTTGTCCAGCTCCTGGTTCGCCGCGACCTGCGTGGCCACGGTCGCCCAGTTCGTGGCTGTGGTCAGCTCGGTCGCGGTGCCGGTGAGGGCCTTGTCCAGGCCGTCGAAGCCGTTGGCGTCCACCGCGGTGTCGCCGAGGATGACCTCCTGCGCGAACCGGGTCTGGATCGACGTCAGCAGCTGCTGCATCTGGAACGTGACCTCGTTGGTCGCGGCCGGGCCGAGGTTGGCCAGCACGCGGTCCACCGTGAACGCTCCACCGAGCGGCTTCAGGTCCGTCGTGTACCGGGTACGGGTCGCCTGCCCCGGGGTGTACTCGGTGTTCAGCGCGCGGAACGCGGCCGGCGCGGCGGTGGTCAGCCGGGTGTAGCCGTAGGTGAGGGTTCCACCGCCGGTGCCGGGCGTGGCCGTGTCATCGAAGACGATCTGGTCCAGCAGCCAGCCGCCGTAGCGGCGCAGGTTGTCGATGACCGCGAAGTCGATGTCGTTGAGGGTGTTGACCTGCGCTTGCGCGAGGGTGATCGGCATTTCTGCTCTCCTGTTGGGGGCGCAGCCGTCAGCTCTTGCTCAGCGCAGTCTTGACGGCTTGTCCGAGTGATGCGGAACGGGTCTTCGTTTCACCCCGGGCGCCCTGGGATGGGTCCGGCTTCGGTGAGGTCGGCTTGGCCGCGGTGGCCGGGAAGTCGACGAGGATCTCGTCGGCTTTCGCCTCGAGTTCCTCGCGGTTGGCGCCGGTCAGGTATTTCGCCTGCGCCGTGGTGAGACCCTTTTCGGCGGCGATCTCGAGGCGCGTCGCGCGCAGCTCGGCGTCGGCGGCGCGCTGCTCGGCGGCAGCACGCTTCTCGGCCTCCGACTTCTCCGCGTCCGCACGGTCCTGGTCGGCCTTGCGGTACTTCGCCAACTCCCGCTCGGCCGCCTTGCGCTGCTCGCGCTCGGCCGCGAGGGCCTTCTTGCCGGCGTCGCCGAGTGGTTCGGTGTCGGGCTTCTCGTCGGCCGGCGGGTCGCCCGCTGGCTTCGGGTCGGCAGTGGTGTCCGGCTCGGCCGGCTCTTGGACGGGTGCGGTCATCGCGACCTCTTCGTGTGTCGACCGGCATCGCGCCGGATCGGAACTTCGGCCTCGCGGCGTGCGCGAGGTGGTCTATGCGAGGCGTGTGGCCACGTAGCCGTTCGACCAGCCGTCGAGGGAGGCGACCAGCTGGTCGGTGCCGTCGGCGAGCCGGGCCCGGGACTCGATCAGGTCGCGGGCGTCGCCGGTGTCGTAGGTGATGTGGGCGCCGTCGACGGTGACCGTGTCGTAGACCTCGCCCGTGCGGGCGTCGACCAGCTGGATGACGGTCATGGCCTGATCCTGTTCACGGTGCCGCGCGCCCACGGCCGCAGCTGCCGCAGCCGGGCAAGCGAGTAGTCGAGGTAGTTGCCCCGGCCCAGCTCGTCGAAGTCCGGCCGCAACGCCACCAGGCGCTGTTCCACCCAGTCGATGTCCGCCGGGGTCAGGTCGTTGGGGATGTAGCCCTGGTTCGGCAGGTGGGCGAATCCTCCGTTGAACAGCTTCGCGAACCCGCTCTTGAAGCGCGGCTCCTCATGCTCGATCGCCGTCGGGGTGATCCTTGAGATGGGCCACGCGAGACCATGGTCGATCCCGACGATGCTGCCGTCGGGACGCACCAGCCAGTTCGCGTCGTGCCGGTCGTCGTTGGCGATCAGCAGATCCAGCAGACCCAGCCTGTGACCCGGATCGCCGGACTCCCTCACGAACCCGCTGATCGCCGGGATCTGCTCGGCGCGCCCCATGCCCCGGAACAGCCAGATGCCCGGCTTGGCGTCCGGCACGTACTCCATGAAGATCTCGGTCTCGCCGGTGCGGACGACCGCCGGGATCGGTGCGCGCAGAGCGCGGCCGACCTTCTCCGCCAGCACCTCGTTCTCGGTCAGCCGCACATTCGAATACCCGAAGATCGGCTCACGCGCCGTCTTGCGGACCGCCTGGCTGCCGTCGTTGAACGTCACCAGATGCACGTCGCCGATGGCGCCGCCCGACAGTTTCTCCGACTCGCGGATGCCGCTGGCGATGCTGCGCTCGAGCACGGCACGAGCATCGGGAGCCACTGGCTTCGGCGTCACGGCGGCCTTGGGTGCCGCAGGCACGCGTGCCGCACGGACTGGGCGTGCAATCGGCGGCAGGCCGGTCCTGGCCGTCGCGGGGCGCTCGAGTAGGTAGCCGTTGCGGCGCAGCAGCCGTATCGCTTCTTCGCGATCGTTGCCCGCGATCTGGTAGATGGATTCCGGCATCAACCGTGGCGCCCTGGCGCCGAGCCGGCGGCCAGCGACGCCCCGGGTCGTGGTGCCCTCGGTAGTGATGAACAGGTCCCGGCCGAAGACGTTGCGGGTCTCCAGCCGGCCGACCTCGCGACCGCCGCGCAAGGCCCGCAACTCTTCGGCAGAGAGGCGAGCGCCAGCGGGAGCCAAGCCGAACGCGCCACGGCGGGCGTTGACGACCTGGCCGATGTCGGCGCCGTCTCGGATGGCCTGTGCGCCAGCCTTCGTGAACGCCTTGTCCTGCTGGGTGCGGCTCAGCGAGTCGAAGTAGGCGGCCGGGTTGGTCCGTATCTCGTCCGCGTGGTCCTCGGCGGCCGGGACGTGGACGCAGTCGCAGCGCGGGTGACGCAGGAACCCGGCGTTCCACCGGTACCGGCGGCCGGCCAGCACCACGCACCGGGAGCACGACCTGCCGACCAGCATCCGCACATAGCCGACGTTCGCGTGCCCGACGAGCGCGACCTGGTCGGCGACCCGGCCAGCGTCGGCGACCTGGGTGCGCACGATCATGTCGAGGTTCGCGAAACCGGCGGCCATCGCCCGGTCGATCGTCACGCCGCTGCCGATCGCCGCCTTGACAAGCGTTACCGAGTTGAACAGCAGCGAATCCAGCGGCCGCCCGTCCGACGCCACGCCGACCAGCGCGTTCGGGTTCACCACCGCGGCGGATACTGAATCCACACCCTCTTCGGCGAGCGCCTCGCCTACATATCCATCGGCCGTGCGGGCGGCTGCGAGCTGCGCGCCTGCGACGCCGGCGTGCAGTTGGGGTGCCAGGGCTGACCATGAGGCGTCGAGGCTGGCCGGATCCATGTGCTGCCACGACTGCAGCGCGAGCCGGCCGACCGCCTCTGTCAGCCGATGACGTCCTTCGTGGTGCCGGCGGGCGACATCCTCAACCGACATCGGCCGGCACCGCAGCCGGCTCGGCCGGGACGCCGCCGGCGCCGAGGTCGCGGGCGATCGACGCCAGCGGGTCCTGCGCGGCGCGCTCCTGGTCGTCCTGCTCCATGCGTTCGATCTGCGCGTCGGTGTACTGCAGGTCCTCGCGGGTCTGCCGCAGCGTCGTGATCCCGGCGGTGTACTTCTTCACCGCGGCGTCGGCGGTCTGCGCGATCGTCGGAGTCGACGCGTCACGCCAGATCGTCTCCAGCCGCTTCCACTTCGGATCGTCGTCGCCGATCAGCATCCGGGAGATCTGCATGGCCTTCTCGTAGGCGCCGCCGAACGCCCGCTGCTTACGTTCGGCCCGCTTCACCAGCCGGGCCTCGGCCGAGCGGATCGCATCCGCCGACGGTGGGTTGTCGGTGGCCAGGCCCAGAAAGTGCGGAGGCAAACCCGACAGCGACGCGACCAGTCGCGCCAGCTGGTTGATGGACTCGTGGAAGTTCGACAGCTGCGCCGCCGCGAACTCGAATTCCCGGACGACCTTCTCGTCGTCCGGGATCGTCAGCAGCCGCCCCATCAGCGCCTTCATCGGGCTGATCGAGTTGCCGTCCTCGTCCTCGAAGTCGCCCGGGCCGACACCGAAGATGCCTCGCAGCGGAACCGCGATGAACTCGGCGGCCACCATCATGTCCGTCGCCAGCTTGTTCGCCGCCCGGGCGAGCGGCAGGATCGGATCCAGCTCGGAGCGGCCACGCCAGTCCGCCAGCCGCGCCCGGTTCACCATCGGCACGATCGGCGTCACGCCCAGCCCATGCTCATCCCGGTCGATCAGCGTCCACTCGCGGGTGATGTCGTAGTAGCTGGTCTGGTTCGGCTCGTACAGCGTCGCGTACCACTCCGCCGGCCGGATCCCGTCAGCGTCGCGGCCGTACTTGCGGATCGCCGCCCGCACGGCTCGGGTCCGCGGGTTGATGTCGGCGTACACCTCCAGCGGCGACTCGAAGGTCAGCAGCGGGGTATCCGCGTCGTCCTCGTTGGTGCCGACCGCGATGTACGAGCGGCGCATCGTCAGCGCGTCGACCGTGGCCATCTGCGACTGCTCGTCGGCAGAGTTCTCCTGCCACACCCGCCACAGCTCGTCGTCGGCGTCGCCCTTCGGCAACCGGAACCCCTCGACGTCGAGGCGCTCCTCGAGGGAGTCGACGACCAGCTGCGGCCATGCGATCACGACCTGCTGAACGCGCTCGCCCAGCTCGGCCTGAATCTCCGGATGCATGTACGCCCGCGGCGAGCGCAGCTCATACTCGTTGTTTAGCGCCCGCAGCTGGGGCTTCTCGATCTCGTGCGCGTTCAGCAGCCGGTAGATGAGGTCGCGCTCGGAATCGGGGAGGGCCATGTGGTCGCTCCCCTCAGCGCGAGTAGACGGTGACCTTGCGGCGGACTCGGGGCTTCGGCCACAGGCCGGCTGCGGTGACGTCACCGGCGGCCTCGTTGCACAGGATCGAGCTGACCGTGCCGTCGATCTTCTGGGTCTGACTCGGCTTGCCGAGCACGTACCGCAGATTCGGCCGGGCCAGCTTCCGGGTATTGCGCACCATCACGGCGATCTGCGCGTCGCCGTCGTGGGTGAACACCGTGTCCGCCTTGCAGACGTCGGTGTGCAGCCGGACCGCGGCGGCGTGCATCTGGACGATCCGGTAGGTCTCCCAGCGCAGCACGACCTTCTCGCCGTGCTTCGACTCCCAGTCCTGGCCCTCGGACTTCCAGCCGGGCGGGTCGTAGTACAGTCGGGCGACCTGGAAGGCCTCGAAGACCTCTTCGATCGCGGCGGCCACCTCGAGCCGCGGGACCTGGCCGCCGAACTCGGCGGGGTTCCAGATCGTCGGCCGGCGATCCGGACCGTACCGCGGGGTGAACTGGTAGCCGTCCTCGGTCTGCAGCCGCAGCACCGTCCAGTCGTCGGTGTCCGAGCCGTCGAAACCGCCCACCACCGCCGCACCCGAGATGACCTCACGCGGCGGCGTGCCGACCGGCATCACCTTCTGCCACGCCCGGCCGTCCCAGCGTTCGCCGTCCATCCACGAGCCGGCGCCGTAGACGATCCGGTTACCGAAGAACCGCTCCGCCTGCGCCGGGTCCTCATCCATCAACTCTTCGGCCTCGGCGTTGATGCCGTGCAGGTCCGCGTGCGGCGAGCCCTTGTAATTGATGGCGTGGATCCGCCGGCGCTCCGCCCGCACCGTGTACTTCAGGTCGGCCGGCGGCGGCTCGTAGAACTTGAAGATGTCCCTCTTCGTCGACTCGTGCGTCGTCTGCGCGGTCGAGTTCTGCGACGGATCGAAGCAGTTCGTCGTCTCCCCGGACCGGCCGCCCATCGCCGCCGCACCGCGGCGCATCGTCTGCGCCACGCTGACCAGCTTGTTGGTCGCGGTGTACAGCTGCGACTCGTCCTGCAGGCAGAAGTTGATCGGGTTGCCGAGCCGCGACAGCGCCGAGCTGGTGACGACGTCGATGCGGTTCTCGTCCGGGTCGCCGCCCTCGTCGCGCAGCCGGATGAAGCCCTCGCGGACCATCATCCGATCTTTGAGCCGCGGGTTGCGAGCCATCGCCTTCAGCGGCCGGTACACGTTGTCGACCTGATCCTCGGACGTGGCCAGCAGCTGGATCAGCGGCGTCGGCCACGCGTGGCCCATCGCCTCGCCCGGCCGGTAGCGGTACACCCAGCCGCACGAGCAGCCGTTGTCCTCGCACACGTACGCGTCGTTCTCGCCGGCCCAGTCGTAGAACAGCACCGGCCCGAGTCCCTCGGCGCACACCCACGCCGCCGACCACGGCCCCTTGCCGGTCTTCTGCGGGGCGATGACCTGGCTGCGCCGGTAGAAGAACGCGGCCGACCGGATCGGGATCGCGTCCGGGTCACCGGCAAGGTAGTCCGGGTCCTGGCGAGCGTCCGGCTTGACCCGGTAGTGGTTCGCGGTGCACCACAGCTGCCAGTCGTACATCCGGAACGGCCGGCCCTTGCGGAAACCGTCCGGGATGACGCAGTGCCGCTCGATCCAAGCCGGGACCACCCAGAGGGTGGGGAAGTCGACGACGTACGCGGGCCGGCTAGCCGGCGGCACCCTGGATCACAGCGAAGCGGCCCCGGACGTCGTCCGGCTCATCGACGGGGGCGGCGGAGTGTTCGGCGCGCTTCTCGGCGACCTGGTCGACGGCGATCTTCCAGCCGTTCTCCTTCAGCCCGGCCGGCGTCATCCCTATCTGATCGGCGAAACGGTGCACCGAGTTCTTGTCGGCCGCCGTGGCGTCGCCGGACTCGCAGACCGCCATGGTGCGGACCCACATCGCGACGATCGGCCAGCGCCACCGCTCCCGCGCCCAGGCCGCGGCCATCGGCGTGCACCAGGCCTGCGCCCACAGCTCGAGCTCGCGGTCGTAGCGGGCCTCGGTCGCCTCGTCGTCCAGCTCCTTGTGCCGGACCTTGTCCTCGAACCAGACGTCGTACACCGGGATCTTCGGCAACGGGAACGCCGGCGGCTCGCCGTCGTAGCCCTCGGCCGGCAAGGCGTCGAGCCGGAAGCCGCGGCGGTCGCTGCGGCCAGAAGTCGGATCCGGCGCCGGGCCGGACCGGTTGCGTGCTCCACCACGTGGCATGTCGATCTCCTCAGCCGCATCGCGCGGCATCGGGTGGCCGTCACATCGCGTGACGGTCCAAGGTCAATCTGGTGATCTGAACCCTCCGCGCGGGTCAGAGCCC